CATCGGTCACATCGCCGTAGTGCAACTTAAAATTAGGGTGATCGTAGAACCTGTCAATGCGCTGGGTATTCAGACTGCTTGACCTGCGCTTGATGCCATGCACCTCGTAACCTTTGCGTAGCAACAGCTCGGATAGGTACGCCCCATCCTGCCCAGTGATACCCGTTATGAGTGCTATTTTCCCCACTCAACCCAGCTTTGTTTCCAGTTAAGGTGAACCGCAATGGATGTCAACCAACCACTAACGGTGCCAAACTTCCACCAACGATTATTCCGCTTCAGCTTTTCCATATTGCGCTGATTCTCCAAAGCTATCTGCATGTTAGCCGTACTAAGTGAATCGTTCCATACGGACATGGAATTAAGCTGGCTCCTTAAACTATTCTTAGCCGCCTGCTCCTTGGCAAGGTCAACGTAAATCAATGCCAGTTCCGCCTTGGCTTTCTTAAGCTCTATCCTGTCCAGGTCGCACTGCTCAAGGTCGGCCACCATCATCTCAAACAAGTATTGAGGCGTGTAGATTAACGAATCATTTAAGATCGTATCGTCTTGTGAGAAGCTCATTGTACTGCTCAGAAGCAGAGCGATTAACGTTGCGGTTCTTTTCATTTTTGTAGATGATTAAGGGTTTTTTATCTTGTATGAATTTAAGCTCATTGTTAGCCGTTATAAGCTGCCCGTTCTCCTTTAGAAAGAAATCGTTCAGCTTGTTCAGCTCGGAATTCTTACGTTCCAATTCTTCGATTATTGCCTTGCCCGATGTCATATCGGTTTGGAGCAGGTCCATCTGGTCGCTCAGGACCTTGTACCTTGTGCCTAGGAATATGCAACCCAAGGCAAAAATTGCTGTTGTGATTTTGTAGATCATATTTAAAAGTTTAGTGGTGATTTGCAGTCTATCATGGCTTTCATGCGCTCTTGCCCAAGCCAGTTAAAATATCGCATTAGCTTTGCGCCAATCCTTGATAAGCTTACGAATAAGTTTCTCTTCGCCATGTGTGAATTTGTTAAACTCGACCTTGTAATCAAATGTCTCCTCATCTATGCCGGTAGATGCCAGCAATAGCTTTTTATTCATTCCAATCTCCAGACTATCGATTATCAAGTCCTGGATGCGATGATCCATATATGATTTCAATGATTCGGTTTTTGTCGTATTTTAATAGTTCAGCCAGCCGAGTAATCTCATCCATGGTAAATATGGTAGGATCATTCAGGGCCTTGTAGAATTTATTACGGGGTATCAGAGTGCGTTTGATGATATATTCCTTTTTAAGGCCCGTTGACTTAATAAGGTCGTTTAATGTAATCATGGGGCAAATATAAAACAATACCTTACCCAACCGCGAAACATTTAAACAAAAAAATATCTTTGAAAATAATTGGTTTGATTGTCAGCAAGTTAGCAAATATTTATACTTTTGTTGCCCTATGTTACAAATTTGTACTATATTTGCCTCATCAAAATAATTCAAACAACTAAAAAAACAGCATCATGAAACACAACATCCAAACAGTTACCATCGGTTTGTTCCAAATTGGCCAAGACCCAAAATTCACTAACGCAGTTAAGACATCCATTGTCTATTTGCCACAACTTCAAAGCACCCTAGCTAATTGCAACTCTCAAGTAAAAGCAGGATTCCAATGGATGGAGGTTGCCAAATGAAACAAGCACTACTAGCATTCGCCGCCACGTTCCTGACGATGGCCGCAGCTGATCAGGAAAATTACCTGCTCGCACTACTACTCATTCCCGTATGTGTTTATTTAATCCTTAAAACCCTACAAAACCATGGACATTGAAGATTACAACCGCCGCATAACCCAAGGCCTGCCAATCCGAATGGACCAATCCGAAACAGTACGAGGCGGCATTAACCTGTCTCAGCTCGACCGACTACGCCATTACTGGGCGCAACACGGACTGCCCACAGCCGAGCAAATCGATGAGCATAACAAGAAAGTGAGGGTGCAGCATGGAAGCTAACGCATACGTTTATGCCCCAGATGGAACAAGCGTGGACCTTTATGTCGAGTATGATGAAAACCTTGACATCATATACTATAAGGTCATCACAGTATGGGATGAAACAGGCCACGATACCATCGACCCATCAATCTACGATTTCTCATGGATGTCCTTTGAATATTTAAACGAACTAGCACAATCAGCATGAAACAAGCAACCGAACTAATAAACAGCATCGAGATGTCATCAACAGAGATGATAGCTCCAATCAGTGCGCTCTACAAAGCCAACAAGATAACTGGCGAGGAGTTCTTTAAACTTTGTGACCACATGGTCAAGATATCCAACACCGCCTATAAAAAGGGCTATTGGAAATCAATCCAGCTGACCAAAGGCGATGACTACGTTATACAAATCCTAGGAGATGCAAGAGCTGAAAAAGAATAGCATCTGGCGCAACTCCTTTACCGGCGAGCGCGTGCGAATCCTAACGGTCATCAATGACATGGTATACTACCATAAGGAGCAATCAATCATCATTACTTTCAATAAACCAATTAAAACATTCCTAAACACTTACAGCAAATGTCAGACAAACTAACACACTGGAAGCAGCTGAAGAACCCCGACTACATCGGTGCCTACGCGCTTCAACCAGGTGAGGAACTAATCCTCACAATCAAATCATGCGGCCTCGAACAAGTGGTCGGAACCGATGGCAAGAAACAAGACTGCCTAGTCGTTCACTTCATGGAGCAGGTCAAGCCGATGATTTTGAACAACACCAACGCCAAGACCATCTCCAAGGTGCATCAGACACCTTACATGGAGCAGTGGACTGGCAAGAAAATTCAAATCTATGCACGCCGAGTCCGTGCGTTCGGTGAGGATGTCGATGCGCTACGAGTCCGTGACTTCCTGCCTAAAGTCAACACCATCGACCCAGCCAAGGCAATCGCAGCCATTAACGCAGCAACCACCTTGGATGAGCTTAAAAAGACCTACACCGCACTATCCAAAGAGGAACAAGGACACCCCGATGTCATCAAGGCAAAGGATAGCAAGAAAGGAGGCCTGGCATGATCATACACAACTGCGACCAAGGAACCCACGAATGGCTTCAACTACGGCTAGGCAAGATAACAGGTACGCGCCTCAAGAAGATGCTCGCCAAGGATAACCTAGCCCTGCTCGATGAACTAATCGCCGAAGAGGAGACAGGTCTATCCGATGACGATGACTTCGTATCCGAAGAGATGCAACGCGGCATCGACCTGGAACCGCTCGCCATCCAAGAGTATTCCAACATCACTGGCCATGTGGTTGACCATCCATGCCTCATCCAATCCAGCGAATGGCCCATCCTTATGATGTCACCAGACGGATACATCGGAACGACTGGAGCAGTCGAAATCAAATGCCCTAAGACCAAAACCCATGTCAAGTATATCCGACAAGGCAAGATTCCAAACGATTACAAGGAACAGATATGGGCTTACTTCATGGTTAATCCCGACCTGCAATGGCTAGACTTCGTAAGCTACGACCCACGCCTCACCAAGAAGCCCATCTGGATTCTACACATCACACGCGACCAAGTGCAGGATGATGTCTCCGATGCGCTATGGCAACTAGGTTCATTCCTAACTAAACTAGACAACTACCGAAATGAAATCTTCTTTTAAAACCCACTACAAGGGCTTCTATTGGAAGCGCAGGCACGAAGCTGAACGCAAGCAAATCGAGCAGACTGGCCGCTGCCTATGCGGTGCCAAGATATCCCAGTTCAACCGTATAATCGACCGTGGCTACCAATACGGTTGGGAATGTGAGGTATGCCGATGAGAACCAGAACCAACCGCCGCTGGACAATGGCCGACATCCGAATGATTCGAGAAAACCCAAGACTATCCAACATCGAGATGGCCAAGCTAATCGGTGTATCAATAGCCAAACTAAAAGCGTTCCGAATCCGATCAGGCCTAGCCGTCAGATCACTACGCCATCGGCGATCTGAAACTGATTGACGGTAAAATTACCATCGTCATGCAAATCCACAGTAGCACCGCCCTGGGTCCATTGGTTAAGAACACCGGTATATCGCGGCTTCAGATATGCCAAACAACCGATGGCCCAGGCACTGTGGACCTCATCAGCAAGGTTGCGCGAACTGTCCTGCTGGTTCTTGTGCCAATGCCCGAACATCACATTAACCCCCACGCGCATTCTTACCTGCCTTGCAATGTTCACAGTCCCACTTTTAAGGCCTAATTCGTGTCCGTGAGCCAACCAAAGCTTCCCAAACTTGGCAACCTTATGCTCCGGTATGTGGATGATATCGTGGTCGGCCAACCCTAACTGAGTGGGTATGTCCATGCCAAAAAGGTTAACCAGTTCAGGTGCCTTGCTCGATATATAGCTCTCAAGCCGCTTTTCATGGTTGCCATCCTTCCAATATATCTTGACATCGGGGAATAGCTTCCGTAAACTCCTCACAAACTGCCGACCAACCTCAATCTCATCTTTTAAATACCTGCCGTCTGGCATCTTTTCAAACCTGCTTACATCCTCCAAGTCCATTATATCACCATTCAAATAAATGCCATCTACCTGCCTTTTTTTAAACTCGGCAAAGCAGGCCTGTACCGCGAACTTGTCATGGTAAGGCAAGTGGATATCGTTACAGACCCCAAGCCGCTTCACCCCATCAATCAAAATCGCCTCGTTGATTTCAGCCCAGCTTGTCGGGAAGTCGATTAGGTTTGACAATGGATCATCAAAATCCGCAGCAGCCAGGTCCCCAAAGCCACGCTCCGCCTCGGCTAGATTGTCCAAAATATGGTCAGCAATCTCCTGGACCTTTTCCTGCTTGAAGCTTGGCACCGAACCTCTTCTAATCCTTGCAGTGTAGTTCCTTAAGGTCCACACTGGCCTGTTGTCACCAGGGAAAACCTTGGCGTAAACATCAGCCACATCATACATCGA